AATGGCGGAATATATCTATCTCGACAAGGCCGAAGCGAATCGCTTCCGTCTTGCTGATATTTTACTGCCAATTCCGCAGCACTACAAGATTGAACCGTATGATACACAGAATTTTCCTAAAGTCTCCGTTCCTCTTCGTATTCCCAATCCTACGCGTGATCTTTTCTTCTATGCGGGACGATATCAGGCCCCTAGTTATAATGCACCTTTTTTGGCAACACGTGATCTGAGTGGTGCCGATTGTACTGTTGCACCTTGGTGGCCTGATGCGAGTGGTCTGAATGCTGCGTATTTTACAGGCGACTATGCACCTGGGTTTAGTACTCGGGATTCAGATCCTATTAGTGATATAGCATTTATCTACGAAGGTCGACTTGTGCGATATGGTACAGAGGTCTCCTCACTGTTTCGTACGATTCTGCCGAGCATCAATCAGAGAAAATCACCGTGGCTCAATCGATATTACTATAATTTGCCATTTGGTGTTATGAATGGATTTATGGCACCGAGTCAACCTTCTGGTGAGGCTAATCTTGATAAGATTCGACGAATTGACCTTGAATTGACAATGGCCCCTGGTCGTGGCTGCATAACGGGTACGGGTGTAGAGAGATTCTGGATTTATATTTGGGCGGAGACGTATAATATCTTTCGTATCTATGGTGGTCGTGCTGCGCTGATGTTCGCCTACTAAACGCAGTTTAGAAGGCCGTGCGCTTAAGTTCGCCTATTAAACGCACAAAAAATTGATTTAATTGGGCTCATCATGTCTTCCAAAAGAAAACGAAAAAATCTCTAAGAATTAACTTATGCTTTATGTAGTTTTTAGAATGACACACGGCGGCGGTGTGTATCATTATATCCATCTGTGATACATCTACCGGTCAGTATACATATGAGAACACTCATAATCGCCGTAATGGTAAATACCGCAGTTCTGAAAAATAGCTCAACGAGTAGGAGAATCATTTTGTTACATAAATAATAGGGAAAATCTATTTTCAAATTTTTTTACTTGAGAAAACAAAAAAATTTGAAATTATATGTAGTGAATTTAAACTATAACTCTACCATGGCACAACCTAATTACGAACAAATGAATCAGCAAATTGCCTTTATTGAGGATTCAATGGAGAGGGCATCAAGTCTTTACTCTGATATCCTTCAGTCAGAGAATGGAGTACCCTTTGAATCCTATACCGATTTACATGAAGTCTATTCTGAAATTACAGATGCTATTAGCGATTACTTTGAGTACCTTTCTACGGTTGGTATTCAGCAGAAGGACTCCTATCTCTTTGAGTGGCTTTACGGAAAATACTATAGAATCGAGAGTATTCAGGAGATTGATGCACTCCTTAAGGAGTTGGATGAGCAGGCGTGCGCGGAATAACTCTCTACAAATTTAAACTCCTCTTAAGAAGAGAACAATGTCTGCTGAACCTGGATACCTCTACTGTATGATAAATCCTCTTTTTGATGGTATGGTGAAAGTTGGTTTCACCAATATGAACCCTGCGGAAAAGGCCGAGGAACTCTCAAATGGTCCCGTTCCGATTCCGTTTGAAGTGGCATTTGCCAAGAGGGTGATTGGAGCGAATGAAAAAGAGAAGGTTCTTCATAAGTTACTTGAAAAGTATACGAACCGTGTGCATCCTGCTAAAGACTTCTTTAAGGTGAGCAAGGAGAGCGTTGCCGAGTTTTTTGAATTGATTGAAGGCGAACTGTGGAGTGTTGATGCTGCGATTTCAGCCGATATCTGGAAGGCATTGACAGACCGTGTATTTGAGATTCTAAAGAAGGAATATCCGAAGTGGTCACTTGTCAATCTTGGACAGGCCAAGATGCGTGTTGCCAGTGCAATCAAAAATAAGTATGGTGTGAACACCAACCCTACAGTTGAACAGGTTAGGGAGGCCATGGCATTAGATAGCGTGGCTCAGGTCTGATTCTCGTTTTAGATAGGAATAGACGACAATGTAAATGAATACAACGGCGCATCCTATTAAAATCAATACAAGAGTTGTAATACCACAAACATTAAGAGCCCTGTGATACAGTCTCTTATGTTTTATGAAATGCTGTAGAATAATTTCATTGCTTTGGGAACAATCACAACATGCCCTACGATGTTGAATCTGAGTAAATGGCACTGTTTCACTATCTGGAATTTCTACCGATTCAGAAGAATCGTGACGGGTCATCTCTATCCATATTTTTTGAACTAGATTTAAACCATCGAATAAATAGTATTTAATATCTTAAATATTATTTAAATTTATCATTGGAAGATTATTCCAGTCCTAAAAATGTACGCCCAATCTTACTCGTTGCAAACATAGAAAATCCGGAGGCAATCTGTGCATAAAAGACTGGAGTTTTTTTGGTACAACATAATAAATAGACGGATAATCCAACAAAAAGTAGGAAACTAAGCCAGAATAACTTCGTAAAGAGGTCCATTATCTACTATATAGAAATAACTTCTGTTGATCTAGGTTGTTCCTGACGGTTTAGTCTCTGCTTCAAGAACACGGAAATTGTTAAGAGGAGTTACCCTTCGAAAGCGCTGACCCGTGATGACAGTGCTCATCTCAAAGGTTCGTGCCTCATCAAAGTGCCGATTTGTCTTCTGCGCCTCCTCCTTTTGGAGTGTGCTTCGCAGACGGTCAGCGAGTGTATTCATAGACTTATCAGTAGCATGAAGAGGAGAAGAGGGTGGAGCGTCTGTAGGTTCAGGCACAGTATCATCAACCATTGCATAGACATTTGGCTGAATAGGATTGGCAATCTCATAAAACGAGTAGGAACGAGATGCACGCGGCTTTAGATTCTTAATGGAGACCTTTGTAAGAGGTTTCTGTATTGATGGAGGTAGTTCAGCAAAGGGTGGAGTTTTAGGAATATGAATGATAGGCTCTATCTTCACTGGTAGAAGTCCTGAAATCTCGTCATCATCGTCATCATAAGCAAGGGATGCAAAGCGATTCGCACTCATGGATGCTTTTTACATGAGTGGTGAGCCATATCAAGTTCAAATTTAGGTAGGGGAAAATTTGTTTTATATGGGCGTAGTAAGAAAAGGCAGAATGAATCTCGTCATCGTCGAATCACCTGCAAAATGTCAGAAGATCCAAGGATTCTTGGGACCAGGATGGCGTGTGATTGCCTCTATGGGACATATCCGTGCTCTTGAAGAGGACTTGGGGGCTGTTGGACTTGAAGCCGATTTTGAGCCGCGATTCCAGTGGCTGAAAGAAAAATCCAAGGCCATTGCGTCACTGAAGGAGGCTGCTCAGGGAGTGACAAAGGTCTATCTCGCAGCAGATGATGACCGTGAAGGTGAAGCCATTGCATACTCTGTGGCACTTCTTCTAAAGTTGCCCGTGACGACAACGGCGAGAGCCGTATTCCATGAAATTACTGAGAAGGCGGTAAAGGCTGCTGTAGCAAAGCCGCGTGTACTCGACATGAACCGTGTAAATGCGCAGCAGGCACGGGCTGTACTTGATATGATGATTGGCTATACAATTAGTCCGCTACTCTGGAAACATATTGCACATGCACTCAGTGCAGGACGATGTCAGACACCTGCTCTGCGACTTGTAGTGGACCGTGAACGAGAGATTACAAACTTTAAAGTGAGTTCCTCCTGGCGAGTCAAGGGATTCTGGTCGGATTTGCCTTCGGCAATGACAGAAGATCTGGATGATGAAGAGTCGGCTCAGAATTATTTGGAGAATATCTATAATGTCATGGAGGCAACTGTACAGAAGGCGGAGACCCGTCCATGGACTGAGTCTGCACCACGACCGTTGATCACAAGTACACTGCAGCAGGAAGCCAGTGCACTGTATGCGATGAATCCGAAGTTCACTATGCAGGCGGCTCAGCGTCTTTATGAGGCAGGTCATATCACCTACATGAGGACGGATAAGGCAGTGATTTCGGAGGAGGCTGTGACTGCCGCCCAAGCATGGGTGAGGGCAGCATTTGGTGTTGAGTATGTTGGTGCCCTTGGGCCAGTAGCACCGCCTCAAGTGCCAGTGGCCAAGAAAAAGACAAAGGTGGCTGAGGTGCCCACAGGGCCACAGGTACCACAGGCTCAGGAGGCACATGAGGCCATTCGCCCGACTCACTTTGAACTGACCGAACTTCCTGCTACGGAAGATTGGTCAGCACCAGATCGCAAGGTGTATAAACTCATTTGGAATCGCGCAGTTCAGAGTGTGATGGCCACATGTCGTGGAGATACTCGCAAACTCATCTTCAGGGCAAACGGTGATCCCTGTGAATTTGATTGGACCACGGCTGTAAAGCGCACAACCTTTCAGGGCTGGCGGCGCCTTGGTACAGTTGCAAACCTTGATGAAGAGGAGGAGACTGCGGATGCAGAAGCCGAACTCTGGAAGAAGGTGAGTGGCATCGATGTTGGGGCGACACTCAGATGGTCTAGTCTTGAAGCGTATCCGCATGAAACAAAGGCGGCAGGGCGATTTACAGAGGCAACTCTTGTTCGTGAACTGGAGAAGAAGGGTATTGGTCGTCCAAGCACCTTTGCTGCTCTTCTTGCATCAATTCAAGATAAGAAGTATGTTGAAAAGGTGAATAAGCCTGCGCAGAAGGTTCAGCGCACTCGCTACAAGATTGTGCCGAATCAGTGGCCGGCGACCCGTGAGACCTTTGAGCAGAGTATGGGTGCTGAGAAGGATAAGTTGGGACCTACACCGCTTGGTGAACGGGTCATGGGATTCTGTGCGGATAAGTTCAGTGACCTCTTTGACTATGGATTCACTGCACTTATGGAGACGCGGCTGGATAAAATTGCGGAAGGCGAGGAGGAATGGAAGAAGGTGCTGCGTGATACATGGGCATCATATAAGGAGCGCTATGAGACTCTAAAGGCAGTACCTTCCGCAGTGGTCAATTCAGAGCGTCAGAAAGAGTTTGGAGATGGTC